AAAGTGCAAGCAGCCATTGATAAGTACCTCAAGTTTGCACAGACTCCAACAATCAGAACACTGACCTCGATCCGTGAAGGCTTGTTGACCAGCTCAAGGCTTATTGACACATTGCGTATACGTATAGAGCGAGAGCTAAAGCAAGATGAAGTTGAGGACTTAGACGGATTAGTGCGTAGTGTGCAACGAATGCTAGAAATAGGAGAAAAGCTGCCTAAGGTAATAGACAACATTTCGACCCTAGAAGATAAAATAAAGAAAGAGCAAGCCAGTGACACTCGGATTAAGGGAGGAGGTAAAAAAGGAATGTTTGAAGACTGATGCTGGTCAATACTCAAGAGTTTTGTCGTGACGCTCAACACTTCATGAAGCACGGGTACTATTGTAGCCAGCCAGAAGGAACAGCAGGTCACTATGAGTACTGGGCCGAACGACTTCGTCGTTGTACCCACGGCTATACTGTAGGAGACACAACCATTACTGGTCACCACTACTTTTACCTGAACTTCGTTCAGATTAAACTGACTGCTAAGGGAAATAAAAAGATTGTTGCTTTCCCAAACTTTTGGGATGGAGACTACGAATACTTTTGGCTACAAAACATTGCTAGGGAAGGCGTCACTGTAGATAAATACAAAAGCTTAAACCTTTCGACTGTTATCGACCCTGAGTTTATGTCTGGAGGGCGGCATTTGATAGTAGGTAAAGCTAGACGTAAGGGATTTTCATACAAGAATGCCGCTTTAGTAGCTAACACGTTCAACACTGATCGAAACAGCTACACCTTACTTTGTGCGTTTGACAAAAAGTACCTGTACCCAAAGGGAATCATGGCTATGGTGACCGACAACATGAACTTCTTAAACGAGCATACCGGCTGGGGCAAGCGAAGACAAGTCGTCGATAAGCAAAATCACAGAAGGGCTAGCTTTTTAGAGTACGTCGGTGGGCAGCCTATTGAGAAGGGCTATAAATCCGAAGTCGAAGCCATTACATTTAAAGACAACCCTGATGCAGCCCGTGGTAAAGATGCAAGCATTGTGATATTCGAGGAGTGCGGAGCTTTCGACAATCTCAAAGCTTCCTTTTTGGCAACTAAGCCAACAGTGGAGGATGGCGGAATTACAACAGGCCAAATGATTTTGTTTGGTACTGGTGGAGATATGTCTGGTGGTACTATAGACTTTGAGTCAATGTTTTATAACCCTCTAGCATACAATCTTTTACCTGTACAAAATACTTGGGACAATGGCTCAGAGCATTCTAACTGCGGGTTCTTTTTTCCAGCCTACAAAAACATGGTGGGGTACATGGACAACCAGGGCAACAGTAATATCGAGAATGCAAAGCAAGCTGAAGAAGCACGACGTGAGCAGATTAAGAGAGACACAAAAGACGGAGGTGTTTTAGATAAGCATATTACAGAGTATCCCTTTACACCTAAGGAGGCGTTTATGCAGCACACCTCTAACATATTTCCTTCTGCTCAACTTTTAGAATGGCGCAATGAACTCATGCGCTCTGGGGCTTACAGGAATATTGGTGTTGCAGGCAAACTAATCACAGGCAAAAAAGGTCTAAAGTTTATGCCAGATGACATGCTGCGCCCTATAGAAAAGTTTCCTACTCAAAAAGGAGATGATATCCGAGGATGCGTAGTGATTTACCAAGCACCATACTCCCAAGGATCTACACCTGACGATCTGTACATCGTCGTCCACGACCCGTATGCACAAGATGGCTACGGCACTTCTTTGGGAGCAGCGTATGTAATAAAAAGAGTCAATTCTATCTCAAGTCCTGACGATATGATTGTAGCATCTTATGTAGGACGACCAGATTCTCAGGATGAATACAATAATTCACTATTTTTGCTTTCAGAGTATTATAACGCCCGTATAGGATTTGAGAATGACCGGGGAGAAGTAATACCATACGCTAAGCGTACAAAGCAACTACATATGCTCATGCCAGAAGCTGAGATTTTTGACAAATCTGAAAATGTCAAAATCAAAAAGCTTGGAAGAAAGTACGGCATGAGCATGGGTAGCAAAGAGCGTAAAAGCCAAGCAGAGCTGTACTTACGAGACTGGTTGAAGACTAAGAGGGGCAAGACAGAAACAGGAGAAGCTAAGTTAAACTTGCACTATATATACGATATTGCATTAATAGACGAACTAATTAAATACAACTCTAGAGGTAACTTTGACAGGGTATCTGCAATGCTTGTAGGTATGTTTCACTTGAAAGACTTATCTAATTTAGAAGTCGAAAAAGCAGAGCAGAATGACGCCAACAGCTTTTTTAATCGTGACTTCTTCTAATAATACCGAAAATGCATATACCTAAACAAAAAGTCCCCCGATCACGTAAAACCAAAGATTGGGCTAAAGACACTATAAGGGCTTTTATTAATAGGTCTGCATTTAGTAGTAGCACCAAACACACTACTCAAAAGTATTACGAGGCTTACAACGGTAATATTCAGGAGTCTGATTACAACTATGTTACAAACCCCTACAATAGCGAGGCTTGGGCTAAGAAGAACTTCCCTGCGCGATTACGCAATTATAATATCCTAAAGCCTGTCGTAGACTTACTGCTAGGAGAAAAAGCAAAGCGTCCCCAAGCATACCAAGTAGTTGTTCGCAATGCAGACATACAATCACGATTTGACCAGTATCGGCAGAAGCAGTACCAAGAATATCTGGAACAGGTTTTTGTTTCACAGATGAATGCTGATAAGGAAGAAGAGTCTCAAGCTCCAGAAGAAGACCCTAAGAACTATCAGGAACAAGTTCTTTCTAACTACAGAGACTCTAGAGCCATTGTAGGTCAGGAAGCCCTGAACTATCTTTTTGACTGGCTCGGTCTAGAAGACAACATTCAAAAATTGTTTTTTGACTGGTTAGTTGCCGGTGAATGCTACACCTACAAGGATGTATGCATGAATGATGTGGACTATCAAGTCGTAAGCCCCTTGGATATCGACTATGAGAAGTCTCCTGATACGGACTACATTGAAGACGCTGATTGGGTTGTGCGTCGCAAGATTATGAGTGTAAATGAGGTAGTTGATCGTTTTTACGATGTGCTGTCTCCTAAAGATATTGACAATTTAGAGGCTCCACATGGAAAATATAGAGATGGCTACGGAGGACACCAAAGCATGTTCGTCAACAAGCCGGAAGATGACGAAAGTGATCGGATGGTGGAAGTGCTTCATGTTTGTTGGAAGAGTTTTGCTAGAGTTGGCATTCTATCCTATACAGATGAGATGGGATCTCCTCAAGAGATGGTGGTCGATGAGACGTACAAAAAAGACGAGGACCAAGAAATAAAATATTTCTGGGTAAATGAGGTTTGGGAAGGGTACCAAATTGACAATAACATTTATGTCAGCATGAACCCTCATATGGTACAACGCAACGAAATGAACAACTTGTCTGTGTGTAAGATGCCTTACAATGGCAGAGTATACAGTAACAGGCACTCTGATAGCATATCTATCATTTCTATGGGCTTGGCCTACCAAGTCTTGTACAATGTCTTCCACTACCGCTTAGAATTGTCCATTGCTAAAAACAAGGACAAGATTATGCTGATGGAAATGAATACTATCCCAAAACGACACGGCTGGGATGAGGAAAAATTCATGTACTACGCCGATGCCATGGGATTTGCTTTTGTTGATTCTACTGCAGAGGGCAAAAACAGAGAGCGAGTCACATTTAACCAGTACCAAGTATTGGATATGTCTTTGGGTCAATATATCGCTGCCCAGTTCCAGCTTCTTCAAGCCATTAAGACAGAGTGGGAAGAAATGGTAGGGGTTTCTAGACAGCGTAAGGGTCAAGTCAATTCTTCAGACGGCGTTGGCACTACCGAACGTGCTATTTTTCAATCTTCAGTTATTTCTGAAGAAATATTTAGAAGGTTTGAGGCATTTATGGAGCGTGAGTATGCCGGGTTGCTGGACACAAGCAAGATTGCCTGGAGAGACGGAAAAAAGATGACGTATGTCGCGAGCGATTTAAGAACCGCCTTGCTCAATATCGACCCTGAAGAGTATCAAGAGTCTGAGTATGGAGTCTTTGTCAAAAGCAGTAGTCGTGAAATGGATAAGCTTCAACAGCTTAAAGGATTGGCTATGGCGTTTGCTCAAAATGGTCAGCAACCAGCAACAGTTGCTGAAATTATTGATAGTAACAACTTCAGTAAGGTCAAAAAGCTCTTACAAGAAGTAGACGAAAAGCAAAAAGAGCTTCAGAAGATGCAACAAGAAATGCAGCAGCAGCAACAACAGCAAGTAGCTGAGGCTCAACAACAGATTCAGAATCAGCAGCAGGCGTTTGAGGCAGACCAAAACGAGAAAGACCGTGTGGTCAAACTAGAGGTGGAACGAATGAAAGTTGCTACTAAAGTGAGTAGTGATGCGGATGGGAATGGTCGGCGAGACGACATCGATCGCCAAAGATTAGAAATAGAGCGCAAGAAAGTAGACGCTGCGCGTTCAAAAAGTTGATATAATAAACAGGTTTTTATAGGTATTTAGAGTTGTCCTAATTATTGGTATAAATAATACTTTTGTATAGATGTCAGAAGAAATAAAGCTTGATTTAAGCCAAGTGTCATTCAATAACCTTATTGATGAGAAAGCGCCTGCTCCGGTGTTAGAACAGGAGGTTTCAGCCGAATCATCGGTACCTGAAGAAGCAGAGAATTCCTTACCAGAAGCTGAGGTATCAGAAGAAAGTGTTGCGGAACAACCTGAAGAAGTTTCAGAACCTGAAAAAGTCGATAACACAGAAAGCACACCTGAAGCTCCTATCGAATCTGAGCGAGAAGATGAGGATGCTTCAGATAGCCTTACGGTAATCGATGTTCTGAAAGAGAAAATGGGTTACGATGTAGTAGGCGATTTTTCCGAAGACTACGATGGAGTAGCACAGTTTACTCAAACTGTTGCAGGAGAGATGGCAAAAGAGCAACTAGACTCTGTATTTTCTCAGTTTCCAGATGTTCAAGAGTACTTGCAGTTTCGCTACAACGGCGGCGACCCCAAAAAGTACTTCCAAGCTTCTTCACCAACAGTGGATTACAACTCCCTAGAAATTGAAGCAGACGACGTAAGCACCCAACGTGCAGTAGTTCAAGAACATCTGCGTATGATGAATTACAGCGAGGAAGAAATTTCAGAAACTGTTCAAGATTACATTGATGCAGGTATTTTAGAAAAACATGCTAATCGCGGTTTGTCTAAATTGAAGGTCATTCAAGAGAACCAAGCCAAAAATGTGGTTGAGTCTCAAAAGAAAGAAGCTGAGCAATATCAGCAACAAGTGCAGCAGCAATGGGTCAATATTCAAGATACTATTAAGCAAGGCGAGCTACGAGGATTCACAGTTCCTGAATCTGACAAGTCTAAGTTTTATTCTTGGATGAGTGATGCCAAAGACAATCAAGGACGCACACAGCGCATGCTTGATCAAGAAGGAATGGATTTAGAAACTCAACTGGCTATGGAGTATTTACTCTATAAAAAGTTTGACTTGAACAAGTTAGTTCAAGGCGTTAAAGCAACTCAAAAGGCTCAGAATCTCAAGAAGCGTTTGCAGAACAACCAGCCTGCTTCCAAACGGATGAAAGGTGGTGCACAAAACTCTAGTAAAGGCAATAAGCTGCCCAGTTTATCTGAACTACTCTAACCTTTATATAATTACTACACATGTCCGCAGACAATTTGAAAAAACTTCGTCTATACGAAGACACCTTTAACAGCTCCTCGATGACTGACGAGAACAGCTTAGCTGCTGCTCTCCT